TCAATATGTAAATAGCACAATACAATCAGTGGGATTCCCAGGATTGTCAATAGATTCAGTAGAGCAGGTTAGAAACTTGGGTAAAAAGGTAGCTTATAAGAGTTCTACACCTATACAGGATCTTTTCTCTAAGGATTTTACCATGAACTTTAAAATGGCTGATGGATTTATAAACTATTTTATAATGCTTGACACGGTTTTAGATTTTCTTAATTTTGCTAATGATCAGGTCTTTATCCAGGCACTTCCACTAAGAATCATGGACAATGAGGGTAATATAGTTATGTCAGTGACATTCCAGGAGGTTTTATTTACCTCCTTTTCTGAATTAGAATTAAACTACACCAGCAATAACCCCGCATATACATCATTTAACCTAGGTTTTAAATGTAACTATTTAGATATAGTTCTTGAAGCCAGGTAAGATATATAATTAAATTAAACAATAAAGATGAAAAAGTTTTCAGACGTAAAAGAATTAAACGAAATGAAGTATGGTCAGCCACTAGGTGGTGAAAAAGACCAAATGAAAAACCTTTTGGTATCTGCTGCAGGTAATGATCAAAGAGTCCTAAACGACTTAGTAAGCTGCTTAACAGATGCACAAATGAAATCTTGTTTCGAAAAGCTTGCTAAAGTTTATGGATATACTGGAGCGGTTGGACAAATTATTCACACTTCTTAATACCTAAATTTTTTATATGAATATAGTAGGAATAGATTTTTCTATAAACTCTCCTGCATTTTGCTGTTATAAAGACGGTAAGTATATTTGGGGATCTTTAACTAGATCGGATAGAAGTCCAGAATCGCTGAGAAAGAGTTTAAAGAAACCTTTTGCCGTTTTAGAAACTGAGAAGGATTTTAAATTTATCTTCCTCGATAAGAAGGAATTACCCGAGGATTATACAGGCAGAGAGAGAATCAAAATAGTTTACTTCCTTGAAATTGTTGATTCCTTTTGGAGTAGTATAGAAGAAATTATGGGGAATTCTGATTTTCATGTTGCTATGGAAGGATTAAGTTTCTCATCTAATGGCAATGCACTTATAGATATATCTATGGCTACTGCGTTATTAAGGAAAAAAATAATAGATAGGGTTGGTGTGGATAAGTTTCATGTTTTCTCGCCGACATCTATTAAAAAGTTCGCCTTAAAGGGTAATGCTAAAAAGGACGAGCTATATAATTCTCTATGTATTTACAAAGAGAATGAAACAAATTTAGCAATCTTTGCTAATATATTAGAAACTAACAAAACTGAGTGGATAACACCAGCTAAGGTAGTTAACAAACCGATTGATGATATTGTGGACGCAACTTGGATAACATTGTATTTAAAGAAAGAATTAAGAGAAATTTATGGAATTGAAGGAAATTTTAAAACAGAACACACAGCAAGCCTCTAGTAAATTAAACTATTTTTCTAAAAGGTCAGAGTATCTATACTCTGCAGAAGAGGCATGCCATCCATCTTTAAATTCTTTTAGTGTTATCCCAAAGATAACAACATCACACAATAATCGTAACGGCCATTTACAAGCTCGCTACGGAGACATAACTAGTGCTGTAATGAAAACACAAACCTATCCTCGTACAGGTCGGTTAATCACAAAAGAATACAACATCATAAAGATATAAGTAGAAAAAAAAGAAAATTTTAATGTAAAAATAGTAAATTAAGAGAAACAAACAGAAAACAAAAAGTAAAACAAAAACAAAACAAAAATTAAATTTTAAAAAAACATGAGCAATTTAGACATCTTCAATCTCGACGCAGAGGCGTTCGTAACACCAACCGCTAAACAAGGAGCGGGAAAAGACCTTGAATTTTACAAACCATATCCGGAGGATGGAAAAGACGGGGTTTATAAATCTTTAATGAGATTTGTACCTAATTCAGCTAATCCAGCAAAATCAAAAATCCACAAGTACTACGTTTATCTGAACGATCCTATTAGTGGTAACGCATTTTCTGCTGATTGCCCTTCGACAGTAGGAAAAAGATCAATCCTTAAAGATCTTTTCTGGAAATTAAAAAACTCTCATTCTGCAGCAGATCAAGAACTTGCTAAGAAATTTTCTAGAAAAGAGGATTACTATTCTTTAGTTCAAATCGTTCAGGACAAGAATAAGCCAGAATTAGAAGGAAAGATAATGATCTTTAAATTCGGTAAAAAATTAAACGAGCTTATTGAAGCACAGCTTCAGCCTGAGTATGGCGAACCATCAAATCCTTTTGATTTATTTGAAGGTAAATTATTTGCAGTTCAAGTTAGAAAAGTAGGTGAATGGAACAACTACGATTTATGTTCTTTCGTTGGTGATAAATGTCCGATCCAAGTGAATGGCAAACCAATGAAGAAAAATCAGGATGACATGAAAGCTATCTTGGAATACTTAAATGAAGGTCCAAAAAATCTAACAAGCTTTGATTACAAGGATTGGGATGATGATATGACTGACAAGATTATGAGTGTTATCAAGAACACCGTACCAGAAGCTCGTATAATTAACGAAATTATAGCCGGTGTTAGTACTTCTACTAGAAGCGAATCTAGTGCATCTACTAGTTCAACTAATGATATTTATGCTGAAGCTGCTCAAACTAAAGTTAAATCTTCAACTAAAAGAGAAGAACCAGCTCAAACTGAAGCACCAGCTAGACCTAACACTAGCTCAACTTCATCTTCATTAGAGGATCTTTATAACGATCTTTAATAGATAATCTAACCGGGGGCGGCTTTACGGCTGTCCCTTTTTTTTTTATACTATGCAACCAGAAAGAATAGAAGATCTAATAGGGGTAATACTCAACAGGGAATTTCAAGGTAATCCAGCAAAACAAATTGTTTATAAAGCTGGTAACAGATTGAATTTCTCTTGTCCTTATTGTGGGGATTCCAACGACGGTAAAAAGAAACGCGGGAATTTCTATTTAGATACTATGGCATATAAGTGCTATAATGGAGGTTGTGGAATATTCAAAGATTCTATATCACTGATGAAGGATTTTGGTTTGTTTAACAAACTAACAGGAAGCGAGAAGGATCAGATAAAAGCTATTATTGAAGAAAACAGAACCAAAAGAAGAACGATATATGGTAAGGTCGATATCAGCTATTTTTTCGATAATGATATATCCGATATTTTAATAAAGAGAGCAGACTTTATGAATGCTTTAGGCCTTCAGGAAGTTTGGGGATCTAAAATACAAAGATACATTCAGAAAAGAAATCAGAGAATAGATTCAAGATTTGCTTGGGATGGAAAGAAAGAAAGACTATTTCTTTTTAATCTTACCCCTGATGATAAGATAATTGGTTTACAAGTCAGAAATATGAATTCAATAAAGGGATCATCAAAATATCTCACTTACAAATTAAGTGGCATTTATGAAAAACTCTTAAATTGGAAAGATGTAGAGCTTATAGAAAAAGCAAGAACTATCGATCCGATATCTCATGTTTTCGGTATAGGATTCTTAGACTTTGGCCAATCTATTACAATATTCGAGGGGCCAATGGATTCTTGGATGTGGACAAATTCTGCAGGGCTTTGCTCGATAGAAAATAAATTCCCGTTTGAATTTGATGACCTAAGATATTGGTATGATTGGGATAAAGCAGGAATAGAAAAAAGCGTGGATCTTTTAGCTAAGGGATTTACTGTTTTCAACTGGGGAAAATTTCTAGAAGAAAATAATATAACAAAGAATAGAAAATGGGATCTTAATGATCTAGTTGTTCACCTTAGAACAACAGGGAAAAAAATTAAGAGATTTGATAACTACTTTACCAACGAAGCACTTGACCTTAGATATTTTATTGATAAGTGATCCTAGCTCAGGCACGGACAAAACTGGTGAATGGGAAAAACAGTGTGATGAGAGAAGTTCCCCCCGCATAAAATTCCCACTTAAGCTGAAGGATAATCTAATAGATCAGGTCAGCATGGAATTTGTGGAGCCTATAGTAAAGGAGCCTAAAGAAAAAAAGAGTGAAAAAAATAAAAATTCTGTTAAGGTGGTAAGTCTATCTAGCAGTAAAAACAAAGATAAAAATAAAGATAAAAATAAACTATTTTAGATGTCAACAGAAAAAACCGAAAAGACTGATTTTAGTAAGATCTTCGAAAACGAGAGAGCTGAATGGAGGGAAAAAATACAAGTTATAGGTATCCTAATGAAGGATATAAAAACTCTAGCCAAAGCACAGGTTGATCTTTTCAGCCAACGCCAGGTTTTACTGGAGTATAGTTATAAGCTAGCAGCTATTGTATCTAAATTGAATTCTAAGGGGAGAGTAGAGAAAGCGAAGAAACTAAAAGAATATTCAGAAAGAAGCGATGTTAGATATGGAGCTAACGAAAAGACAGTATTGATCGATGGCGACTTAACCGAGATTGCAGAAAAAAT